TCTGCGCGTGCTAAGATAGGGCTACATGCGAGAGAAAAGTTGATGTCATGGCTAGCGAAACAACACGCGAAGGGCTAGATGCCCGCCTTCACGAGTTCCTCATAGACGCTGAGGTTCAGCGCCGCGAGCAGCGCGAGGAATTTGCCCTTTTTCGCGACGATATGAAGACTATCCGTTCTGACATAAAGCTTGAGCTAAGCAACATTCGTACAGAGATCGAAAAGTCAAAATTCAGCATCCAAACCTGGGTTGTTGGGGTAGGTATCGGCATAGCAGGTGTTGTAATAACGGCTGTTGGTTTGATCGTAGGCTTTACTTCTGGCGGGTAACCCCCGCCAATCTAGCCCCTGTGCATAACTGTGTGTACAATTATACGCATAGCGAATAACATTACGTCGCATAGCGAATAAACTTACGTCGTGTACCGTATATTCAACGCCGGATAACCCATGCCCTACGACCCGAAAGAAATGACCAAGCAGCAGTTGGTCAACATGGAGGCTGACGCCGACCTGGGCGCGGTTTCTTTGCCTCGGATTACTGCCCAGCAGCGGTACTACGTGGCCGCTCGTGTCGGTGGAATGAACCCTGCCCAGGCGTCACGGGAGGCGGGGGCGGATATCCGCATGGGGTATCGGTGGGAAAAGACGCCGGAAATCCAGGCGCACATCCGACACTACGAGGAGGAGTTCACCAAACAGGTGCTCCCTCGCGTGCGCTTCACGATGGAGAACGCGCACCAGATGTACATGAACGCGTACCACTCGGCGGGCACCAGTGCCGAAATGACGCGGGCCACGGATTCGTTGGTGAAGTTACACGGTTTGCTCGACCGGCCAGAGAGCGAAAAGGCTCTGCCTACCAACGCCAAGCAGCTTGAAGGGTTATCCACCCAGGAGCTTCTCAAGTACGCGGCGATCGGCATGGATACCTTGCGTCCTGGCGAGGTGTATGACGCTGACGAGTTTGCCGATGAGGACGACGATCAGTGAGCATCAAGGAACCCAGGCCAAAGCGTAAAGTGGCTAAAGGCAAGGATCGCAAGGTACATACCCGCAACTGTTCGCGATGCGGTAACGACACGCCGCTGACGCTGCTGGATAAAAATGTCTGTGTGTACTGCCGCGCTGAAGAAGCGGCACCGGAGATAGAGCGCACGGCGCAGGAAGAATCGGCGGAGAAAGAACGCCAGCGGCGGTTAGCCAGGGAGAAGGCCAAGCGCCAGGAGATGTACCGCCAGACCCAGCAGGCAGAGAAGGAGCGGGCGCAGAAGGAAGCACAGCGTCGCGCCCAAGAGCAGGCGATCTTTGACCAGCAGGAGGAGGCCAGAAAAGAGTTGGCCCGCCGCGAGTTGGCTAAGACCCATCTGCTACCGATGGTGCTTCGGGCGAACCCTGACTATCTGCCTGGGTGGGTACATAAGGATATTTGCGAACACCTGGAGTGGTTTAGTACAGCCGTCGCCGCTGGACAGTCACCGCGACTCATGCTGTTTGTTCCACCGAGGCACGGGAAATCCGAGATAGCCTCACGTATCTTCCCCGCGTGGCACTTGGGCCGTAACCCAGGCCACGAGATCATCGCTTGTTCGTATGCAGGCTCCTTGGCGAATGATTTTAGCCGCAAGGTGCGCGGTCTGTTGCGCGAACAGAGTTTCCAGACGGTATTCCCCGACGTGACATTGGCTAAGGATAGCCAGTCAGTGGAGGTGTGGAACACTAATCACAATGGGGGTTATGTAGCAGCAGGCGTAGGTGGCCCCATCACCGGAAGGGGCTGTTCGGTCTTAATTATAGACGACCCAATTAAAAATAGGGATGAGGCCGAGTCGGAGACTAGCCGCCAGTCGATCTGGGACTGGTACACCTCGACGGCTTACACGCGCCTTGCCCCTGGCGGCGGCGTGATTGTTATTCAGACCCGCTGGCACGATGACGACCTCGGCGGGCGTCTACTCCAGCAGATGGAGGACGGCGAGGGCGACCAGTGGAAGGTGGTGAAGTATCCGGCCATCGCGGAGCATGATGAGTTGTTCCGCAAGCAGGGCGAGGCGCTGCACCCTGACCGTTATCCGGTGGACGCCCTGGAGCGGATCAAGCGGACGATCGGCCCGCGTGACTGGTCGGCTCTCTATCAGCAGAACCCCGTGGCGGATGACGGTGATTACTTCACAAAGGACGATTTTCTCTGGTACCGGCAGCAGGACTTGCCGCCGCTGGAGGAGATGAACTTCTACACCGCCTGGGACTTGGCGATCGGGCAGAAGGAGCAGAACGACTTCACCGTGGGCATCACGGTGGGGGTGGATCGTAAGGACAATATATACGTGGTGGATATCCAGCGGGGCCGGTGGCGAACGCTGGAGATCATCGAAAAGATGCTCCAGGTGCAGCGGGTCTGGCAGAGCCGACTGGTGGGTATCGAGCGTGGCCATATTCTGATGACGATGGGGCCGATCCTTGAGAAACGCATCCGCGAGACGCGGATTATGATGCCGATTGAGGAGTTGAAGCCAGGTCGCCAGGACAAGATCGCCAGGGCGCGGCCTATCCAGGCACGGATGCAGCAGCGTCGGGTCTACTTCCGCCAGCACTGTGACGCGACACTCGCGCTCTATGCCGAGATGCTCCGCTTCCCCAACGGCGCACACGACGATGGCGTAGACAGCATGGCCTGGATAGGTCAGCTTTTAATGCAGTTCACGTCGACACGCGAGAAAAAGCAACCGCCAAAACGCTCTTGGCGTGATAAACTATCCAAAACTATTCGCAGTGCTAATAAACGCACGGCGATGACTTCTTAATAGGGGTACTCCTATGCAGCGGTACATCGGCACGAAACTCATTAACGCGAAACCTATGACCCGCCAAGCGTACAACGACTTTCGCGGCTGGGAGTTACCTGCTGACGAAAACGGAGCAGACGAGGGCTATCTAGTCGAGTACGTCGACGGCGGTAGCGCTAACACTTCCGAGTACGCGGGCTATGTTTCTTGGTCGCCCAAAGAAGTGTTTGATAAGGCTTATCGCCCTGTCACGGGTATGACTTTCGGCGAAGCCATCGAAGCGCTAAAAACCGGCTGTCGTGTCGCCCGCAAAGGGTGGAATGGCAAAGGCATGTGGCTAGTGCTTGTTTCAGGCACGCAGAATGCCCAACTTCGGGAGGGTACGCCCTACCGCGAGGCACTTGGCCAAGAGTCATGCGAAATCCTTCCACACATTGATATGTGGACGACCAACGCAGATGGCCGACGTGCGATGTTGCCCGGTTGGCTGGCGTCCCAGACCGATATGCTCTCCGAAGATTGGGAGCTTGTATGAAATTCCAAGCGGCTTACGCCCAAATGAAACAGGGCCACGACATTGCGCTCCCTGAATGGGGCGGCTTTTGGCGGTGGGACGCGGAGAAAGCGACGGTCTTGATGCACTGCAAAGATGGCGAGATTGTCGATATGCGCGAATCACCGGATATGGATTTTACGCTTTCGCACACGTTCCGCGACGACTGGGTATTGATCACTGAGCCGTGGAACACAGAGCACGGTAAAGCGCGACTAGAGGGTTAAGCGAGTATGGCGAAGGCGACCAACAAGCCCGATGACACCCTCATTGCCCAGCGGCAATGGGCGCACTACGTTCGTGCCCGTGACAATGGGCACGATGAATACGTGGCGATGGCCAAAAAGTGCGACGCGTTCTATCGCGGCGATCAGTGGTCAGAGGCGGATCGTAAGAAGTTGGAGGACGAAGGGCGCCCCGCCATGACGTTCAACTTGGTGCTGTCGACGATCAACACGGCACTGGGCGAGCAGTCTAGCCGCGAGGTACAGGTCGGCTTTCTGCCTAAGCGCGGCGCTAATCGCGAAGGGGCGCTGGTTTTGTCTAAGGTGGCCCAGGCCATCATGCAGGCTAACGACTACCACTTCGTTGAGAACTTCGTCTTCGCCGACGGCATGATCCAGGATCGCGGATACTTCGACGTGCGGATCAACTTCGAGGAGAACTTGATGGGCGACGTGTCTATCAAGCACCTCGACCCGTTGACCGTGATTCCTGACCCAGAAGCCAAGGACTATGACCCGTCTACCTGGAATGAGGTGATGGTTACGTCCTGGGCGAGCCTCGACGAGATTGCTACCAAGTACGGTCAGGACAAGGCTGATTCGGTGCAGTCGTTGGTTGATAGCGGCGAGTATTACAGCTATGACTCGATTCGCTTCGGCACTAACCGCTTCGGTGGCGAGAACTTCATGTCGCCCGACAACAACCACGGCTACGAGAACGTAGATGATCGCGTGGTTAAGAGCGTGCGGATCGTTGAACGTCAGCACTATCAGTGGGTGGATGAGTTTGTGCTGATCGACCCCGATACGGGCGATATGCGCGAAGCGCCTGCCGGTATGGACGAGGAGCAGGCCACTGCCTTGGCTCAGCGGTACGGTATCCAGGTGATGAAGCGTCCAGGGCGCAAGGTACGCTGGACGGTCACCGCTGACCATGTGGTGCTTTACGATGACTGGTCACTTTATCGCACGTTTACCATCGTGCCTTACTTCCCGTATTTCCGTCGCGGTAAGCCGTTTGGTATGACGCGCAACCTGCTCAACCCGCAGGAGTTCTACAACAAGGCGCGTAGCCAAGAACTGCACATCGTCAACACCACGGCCAACTCCGGCTGGATCACGGAAGATGGCTCCCTGGTCAACATGACCGAGGACGAGCTTTCCGAGAAAGGGGCCGAAACCGGCCTGCATCTGGTGTATGCCCGTGGTTCTAACAAGCCAGAGAAGATCACCCCTAACCATGTGCCCACCGGCCTGGATCGCATCTCCGATAAGACGGGGATGGCGATTCAGCAGATCAGCGGCATGAACGACGGCATGATGGGGCAAACCAGCGCCGAGGTATCAGGCGTGGCCATGGATCGTAAGACCCAGCGCGGCCAGATTCAGATGGGCCAGCCGTTCAAGCATCTTGCGTACTCGCGCAAATTGGTCGGTAAGAAGATGTTGGAGTTGATCCAGGACTTCTACACCGAGGAGCGCTCGGTGCACATCCTGCATCCCGATGATCCAGAGCAGCGCGAAGAAGAACTGATCATTAACCAGATCGACGCCACTGGTCGCGTGCTGAACAACGTGAGCGCGGGTCGCTACGATATTTCGATCACGACGCTGCCGACCCGTGACAACGTGGACGAGGACGAGTTTGCCCAGATGATGCAGATGCGTCACGAAGGCGGGGTGATGATCCCAGACGACGCGATCATTCGTCGCTCGAACCTGACTGACCGCGAGGAGTTGGCTGACCGTATCCAACAGATGCTGGGTCAGGCCGAACCGACCGATGAAGAGATTCAGATTCAGCAGAAGCTACAGCAGCTTGAAATTGCCAAGCTGGAAGGCGAACTCAGCAAGCTACAGGCACAGGCTGAGCAGCTTAAAGCGTCCGCCGCGAAGGATATGGCGGCGGCTGAGAAGACCGCTGGTGGTATGAACTCGCCGGAAATGCAGCACAGCCAGGACAAGCTGGAAGCGGAAATCTCGCTCAAGCGCGAGGAACTAGCGACCCGCCTACGTCTCGCCGGTATGACCCACATGGCCCGTGGCCAGGGCGAGCAGCTACGCACCGCCGCACAGCTTGCATCCACTCGATTCCAGGGCGAAACACAAATGGCCATCGCCCAGGCCAACTCGCTTCGTAACAACCAACCTGCCAGCAAGGAGCCAAGATAATGGCTAAAGATACTGCCGACCAACAAACCGCAGAGTTTGATTATAGCGGCCTGTACAACGATGAAAACCCTATCGAGTCACTGTCTGGGTTAGACCTGGGTGACGAGGTAGACACCGGCGAAGCGGCCACCACCGAAGCGCCCGCCGCTAATGAACCGGAAGATGATAACGCGGCGGAAGCGGAGTCTAACGCTGAATCCGAGGAAACCGAGGAGGTAGAGGACAATGAAGCTGCCGAAGGTGGTGAGGAATCTGGTGAGAAACCTGACACTCCGGATGCTGACAGCGAAGGTGAACCGGCTGATGAAGAACCGCCGCAAGAAGAAGCGCCAAAGCCCAAACAACCCTTCATTCCTAAGTCGCGTTTCGACCAGCGTACTGCGCAGCTACGAGCGGCGGAACGGGAACTAGAAGCGGCCCGCCAACAGCTAAAGGAATTGGAGACGGCCAAGCAACGGGCTGAACGCGAAGCCAATACGCTGTCTGAGGAGCAAATCCAGCAGAAGATGACCGAGGCTAATGCAGCCCTGCTGGAAGGCGACACAGAGAAGGCAGCCAAGCTCCAGGGCGAGGTGTTCGGGGCGCTACGCCAAGGGTCACAGGCTGTAGAGCAATCGACCGGTCAGCAAGTTGACCCGAACAAGATCGCCGCTGACGTTCGTGACCAGATGACGTTTGAGCAAACGCTTGAGCGTCTTTACTCTGAGTACCCTGCGCTGGACGAGAACTCTGACAAGTTCGATGAGGCGATCAGTCAAGAGGCGGTGGAGCTACAGTCGTTCTACTACCAGCAGGGCTACACCCGCGCCGAAGCGACTGAGCGTGCGGTAACAGCGGTATCTCGCCTGCACGGTCTTGAGTCTACTGTTGCCCAGGCCGAAGCGCCGAAGGCCAACAAACAGGCGGATATGGCCAAGCGTGCCCAGACCCAGGCCAAAAAGGAGAAGCTGAGCAAGGCGCAGAAAGCTCCGCCGAGTAACATCGGTTCCGGTGGCCATAACGAGAATAGCTCCGACCACATGGATGTTGAGTCATTGACCGTGGAAGATTGGGCAGCGCTGCCGGATTCCGTGCGTGCGCGTTTACTGGGCGATACGCTGTAAAACATTGCAAAAATTACACGCTGAGCGTATAGTGGATGGTGTTGAGACGGGTGGTGGTTACTCGGTCTTGTCCCCCAGGGATGGGGGAACCTCAACATGCTTCTCTAGCCATGGGGAAGAGTCCTCCTTCGACGCCTGAAAACCCCCTAGCCCCTAAAAGGCTGGGGGTTTTTCTTTATGAGTCGTGGAAACGGCGGGCTAGGTCAGCTAGATGGCGCATTACCTGTTCGTTCCTCGCTTGGCTGTGTGCTTCAGGATAGAGCAAAGCCAGTAGGCAGAATCTCCCCTCGTCGTACATATGCTCGGTGTAGACTAACGCCGCATCGCGCTCAGGTTCATTGTCTCGGCAGGCACGTTGATCGAGAAAATTTCCTACAAAGCCGTGTCTTGGAGGAACGCAAATGTGGACGTGCATCAAATTTAAGGAGGCGATTGACTTGGGCCAGCTATAAGGCCCATGCCGCCCGTAGCGCCGCGGTATTGATTCACCGTCACCTCGCAGGTACCTAATAAAGTCTGCGAAATCCTCCTTGATATTGTCGGTCAGTCCCGGGAAGTCTGTGTCGAATTGTTCAAAAAGGTGCTTTGGGTCTGGGTGGTATTCTACTGACAGGCGGCGGTTTGGGGTGAGTCGCATACGGCTTGGCCCTATGACATAGCAGCAGTCATGCGATCCGCAACGGCGGCCAAAGCTTCGCCGGAAGTTTTCCCTTCGTGTGTTGCCGGGGTGGCTGTTTTCTGAAAGGCAAGCCGTTGGGCTATTACCGCCTTGCTTCTCGCTGCGGCAAGATTGTGGCGCAGTTCGAGCAGACCAATATCACTGGCAGTGTCCTTGCCTAACTCGGAGAGCATTTGACGCACGTCCCTCTCAACATAACGGAGAGCATCTGCTAATGCGCTATAAGACGCTGCGTTGGCATCGACTCCGGCAGGCATACTATCCAGGCGTTCAATATCCACTTCGAGCAACTGTGCCAGTCGCTTGGCCTTAGTGGCTGCACGCCGGAGTGCCTGTCGCGGTTCGCTTTTTCGAAGGTGTTGAGGCTGGACATGAGGTGCAGGAGCAGAATGCGCAAGGGCCTCAACTACTACGGAGGCGGAACCTACGCCGCTGGCGAGTCCCGCCAAGAAGCCGATCGCAATGCTCACACCTGTCTTTTTTGTTCCAACGGCCATCTTCGGCTCCCTCTCTAACTCCTGCTTTTAGTTTAGGGCAGGAGTCACTATTCTGCTGCAATGGTTGCAGGGTTGGGAATTATAGACCCCCGTTATATTTACAGCAAACACACAGCTTGCTCTTATATACACGCAATGCGTATAATAACGGTACGGGTTAGCTCACGATACGAGCCTGGGTCGCTCCCATAACAGCGCACTTTGCTACGGCAGTCCACGAGACGGACAAGAGGTTCACAACATGATGACTTTAACTGCCTAGCGGGTGGCCTATCCCTCGCAGGCGATGATATGCGAGGCCAATAATGGCTAAGACGAATTTTGCTGCCCTGACCGACGAACAAAAGACGGCGTGGGGCATGGATTTCTGGGCACACGCCCGTAATCGTTCCTTTATCAACAAGTTCCTGGGCAAGTCCGCGAACTCGATGATTCATCACATCACCGAGCTGCGTAAGGACAAGAAGGGTGCCCGCGCTGTTCTGACCCTGGTCGCCGACCTCCAAGGCGATGGTGTCGTCGGGGATAACCGCCTCGAAGACAACGAGGAGGCGATGAAGAGCTTCGATACTGTTATCCAGATCGACCAGCTCCGCCACGCTAACCGTATCGAAGGTCGCATGGCCGACCAGAAGTCGATTGTGAACTTCCGCCGTCAATCCCGCGATAAGCTGGCCTACTGGCTGGGCGACCGCATCGACCAGATCGCGTTCCTGAGCCTGTCCAGCCTGCCATATACGCTGCACACCAATGGCGCGGCCCGTACCGGCTCTAATCTACCGAACCTGGAGTTTGCCGAAGCTACCCCGGCCCCGACCGCTAACCGCCAGTTCTACCTGGGCGCTGGTGGTGATCTGGTACAGGGTACTGGTTTTGATGCACCGGACGGTTCGCTGACCCCGCTAACCTACAAGTCACTGGTTCGCATGAAGGCCAACGCCAAAGATGCCTACCTCAAACCGCTACGCAGCGGCGGCGGCGAAGACCTGTATATGGTGTTTGTGACGCCGCAAGGCATGGCTGATTTGCGCCTTGATCCTGACTTCATCCAGAACGTGCGTCACGCGGGCGTTCGCGGCAAATCCAACGACCTGTTCTCCGGCGCTTCCAGCGTGATGGTTGACGGTATGATCATCCACGAGTACCGCCATGTGTTCTCTAATGAGAAAGCGGCTGACGGCAACCGCTTTGGTGCGACTACCGGCAACGACATTGGTCAACGCGTACTGTTCTGCGGCGCACAAGCCCTGGGCATGGCCGACATTGGCGCTGCTGAGTGGGTCGAAGACGTATTCGACTACGAGAACGAACTGGGTATCTCCGTTGCCAAGATTTTCGGCTTCCTGAACCCGAAGTTCAAAGGCAACCTCTCCAGCTATGACACTGCCGAGAACTTCGGCGTGATGGTGCTGGATACCGCGCTGTCTATTTACGCATAAGGGATACCTTAGCTGGCAGGCTTTTGGGCGGTGGTAACGCCGCCCCTTTTTGGAGAACTAGCAATGACGCACTACGTTTCTGACAAAGACCTCCAGGTTGTCAAAAACGGTGTCACTGCCCGTTTCAAAGCCGGTATCCCTCGCCCGCTTCGTGAGTCGTTGATTGAAACGGCAATCGGCATGGGCGTTCGACCGGCAGACGGCAAGGCACCGGAGTTACCCAAGAGTGACGCGAAACCGTCGCTTGAGCATATCGCCGAGGCGATCAAGACCATCAAAGCCCGTGGCCGCAAAGAAGATGTGACGACCACCGGCGAAGTCCGTATGAAGGCGCTGGAAGCGGAAGTGGGCCACGACGTGTCTACCGAGGATCGCGACGCCGCAGCGGCACTGATCGAGGGCTGATAGATGCCGGTACAAGTGAGCGATGTTCTATCGCGGGCGCAGAAACTTATCCAGGACGAAACCGGCATCCGGTGGCCGTTGCCTGAACTAGCGTGCTGGTTCAACGATGGTACTCGTGAGGTGGCGATCCATAAACCTTCCGCGTCGGCTAAGAGCGTCGTTCTTCCACTTGTACGTGGCACTCGGCAAGTGATCCCTGCGGGGGCGCTGATGCTTCTTCGGGTGATCCGCAATTTGAAGTCGGGCAGCACTGACAGCAACCGCATCGGTGGCCGTTCGGTTCGTGTGGTCAACCGCGATGTGCTGGATACCCAGCACCCCGATTGGCATGACGAAGATGCAGCGGCGTTCTCGCCCCAGGTGAAGCACTTCGTGTTCGATGAGTCTGACCCCACCGCCTTCTATGTGTACCCAGGCAATGATGGTCAGGGGCAGATTGAGGCGTTGGTGTCACACTCGCCGGAACCGGTCGATACATCGGGGGCGACGCTCAGCGCCTACAACGTGCCGATGCCCTTACCTGATGTATACGCCAACGCTGTGTTGGACTATGTGCTGTACCGCGCATACTCCAAGGATGCGTCGTTCGCCGAGAACATGGAGCGGGCGAACCTCCACTACAACGCGTTTGCTTCGTCACTGGGCATCAAGTTAGGTAACGAGACGGGGGCTGGCCCGACCACGGCTGGCTATCGGGTGACACGCGATGCTTGATCTGCACGAAGAACTCCTCTCCGATGTGCTAATCGCGGCTCCTGGATGCCCTGATATAACTGCTGAACGTGCGATCTCCCGTGCGGCTCGCCAATTCTGCATGGATACCCACGCATGGCGTCACACCACGGAGTCCCAGCCGGTGATCAAAGGACTACGTGACGTAGAGCTTGGTGTACCGGCAGAGGCGACGATCATCCGACCATTTTGGGTAACGCTCGGCAGTCGGCAGTTGTTGGGTATCTCTGCGTCAAAGATCACGACGGAGGAGGCCAACCCGACGGGCTATATTATCGCGCCCTCCGGCACACTGATGTTGGACTGCCTGCCGAAAGAAACGATGGTGCAGGATGCGCTGGTCGCCCATTTGGCCCTTGCGCCCAAGCGGGGCGAAGCGGTGTTGGCTGACGAGCTAGCACCGTTTCTCGATATGATCCAGAGCCTTGCCACGGCGTACCTACTCACCATGCCCTCTGTTGAGTGGCGCGATCGCCAAGCGGCCAGTGATATGTTCTCGCTGTATCAGGGTGGGGTGTCGGAGGCCAGACGGTTTGGGCAGCAGCGCAACCAATCCATCCACCGGACGATGAAATATGGCGGCATCTGAGGTTGATTTTGTCCTGGTCGATAGCCGTTCGCTGCTTCGCGATTACTTTGCGCTGATTGATGAGGGCATCGAGGCGGTATTGGCGCACTGCCCAGGTGAGCGCTTGAACGGTGCCGATGTGTACACGGCGGCTGTTAACGGTGCGTGCCATATCCGCCTGATCCGCGTGGCGTCTGAGGTAATCGGCTTCATCGCCACTTACTCAGTGGTCGATCTCGCTGGTAACCGGTCGCTGTTCGTTTGGCTGATGTACCTGGAGCCTGGGGTACCCGACGTTATGACCGAGGTGGTCGAAGAACTCGGGCTGATTGCCCAGGAGGAGGGCTGTTTGGCGGTGGAGTTTTGCACCACTCGCCCTGCTTGGGAGCGCCGATTGAGGAAGCACGGTTTCGCTCCGCACTGTGTTCAATTCCGTAAGGAGGTTGCGAATGTCTAAAGGTGGTAGCAAACCATCCAAGCCGGAAATGTCTTCCTCCGAAAAGGTACAACATGCGGTTTCGGCGGCGGAGTGGGATCACTACAAGAACACGTACATGCCGCTTGAGGGCGAGTATCTACGTGATTCGGGCCGTAATTTTAGTGACCGTGGTCGTGCTCAAGCGTCGTCCGCAGTAATGCGCGAGGGTACCGACGCCATGCGTCTCTCGGCACTTGGCGGTGGCACGTCGTCGACGGCTGACACGGTGGGGGCGGCGCTGACCGAGGGCAAGGTAGGTGCGACCCATGCCGCCCAGTTAGAGCGCGACAGTCGTATGGCAGGGGCGTTGGGTGTGGGCCGCGAGATTGCGACGGATACTAACCGCTCTTTGTCGTCACTTGCGAGTACCGGAGCACGCGGCGCAATTAACGATATGCAGAATAAGCTGCGTGTCGACACCGCTCGCAGCGCGGCGCGTGCCGAAATGCTAGGAACGCTAGCCGGTGCAGGCGCGGCGATGTACACCGGTGGTCAAACAACGGGCGGGGCTAAATCACTGTCTGGCGTTCGTGGTAGTACCCAGGCGGACTACAAAGCGCTCATGGGTAGCCCTGGTTCACGCCAACAAGACTACCGTAGCCTGATGGGGTAACGTATGACTCAGACACTTGAAGACTTGCAGGCTAAGCTGACGCCCCGCCCTAATTTAAAACTCGGCGATGGTGTCAACAGCACCACTATCCGCGACGCGAATGCGCTATGGCAGCGCGAGAACGCCGACGTTTTGGGGCAAATCAAGTCGTTGCAGTCCAGCACAACTACCGGTTATCAACCAGACGGTACTTATAAGCTGAACACGGATGTGACGGACAAACAGGCCGAGGAGATGGCCGGTCGTGTGTCCCGCGAGCAGTTTGAGCGCTACATGCAGATGTTTGCGCCGCAGGAACAGAAGCTCATTGGCTCGCTCGGCGAAACACAAGCACAGGATGCTGCATCGACCGCTCAGGCTGATGCGATGCGTAGCCGTGCGGCATTGGAGCGTATGCGTCAGCGCTATGGTACATCGCTTACCGGCCAACAGCGGCAGGCCGAAAACAACCAGAGCCAGCGGGCCACGACGCTTGGTTCGCTATCCGCAGTGAATACAGGGCGACAGCTAGACCAGGATCGCAAGTTTAATCTGCAAGGCACCATGCTCAATATTGGCAATAACCTTTCGTCGAGTGCTATGGGTGGGCTGACCACTTCGTCAAATAACGCCAACGCCCGCGAACAGTCTTACCAGCAGGCACAATCTCAGTATAAGGCTCAACAGCAACAGCAGATGGCTAGCACTGTTAGCTCTCTTGGTTTGGCGGGTGCTATGTTGTTTGCGGGCGTGTAAGGAGGCTCTATGTCACTAGGTACAGCATTAAGTTCGGGCCTCCAAGCGTTCACCGCTGTGCGAGGCGAGCAGCGTAAGCAGCAGTTGCATGATTTGCAGGTCGAGCGTTATGGGCTGCTTAACGAAGGGACGCGGCTTGATAACCAAGGTAGCCGCCTTAACAACCGCGCACTTGAGGTCAAGGCGCGGGTGGCGGAGTATCTTGAGCCTCATGCAGTCCGTCAGGGTGTCGCAGAAGCCGATAAAGCAGAACAAGCCGTTCTGACTGAACGGGCCAATACCTATGCCACGCAGCAGTTGGGACGCCAGCGCGCAGGTGCAGCGCGGGTCAACGAATCCGCCGCACGGGTGGCAGAGGCAACAGAAGGCTCCGAGATTGAGGGTATCCGTGCCAAAAACGAGTCTTTGGTGATGAAAGCGGATCGCGAGCGTATCGAAGACGTGCAAGGCCGTATTGCTACTGCGCTGGAGGCTTCGGGTGGTGATCTACACGCTGCTCTCGACAACGCGGCGTTTATCGGCAGTGTAGCTTCCTTGGCAGAGCGTTCGTTCGGGGTAGAAGTAGGCGACATACAACCTTTGGCGGGCGGCGGTATGCGCTTTGTTACCACTGACGGCACAAACTATGACGTTTCCGAGGACGAGGCGTTTGCTTTTATTTCCGACACCGACACGATTGCAGACCACTTAGAGTCGCAGGCCCAGAATCGCTTGGCCCAGCAGGCTGTAGCGAGCGAAGCAGGAGCTATTCGCCAACAGCACGCGGAAGATACGACGACCGCTGCTCAACGGCGAATGCAAGCGGGTGAGCGGGCCGCGCAATCTGAAAATCTCCGCCAAACACTCGCTGATCTCCGCGCCCGCCGCGAGGAACTGGTGGCAGAAAACGGACGGGTGTCTGTATCTGATGGTGTTGGTACCATCCGTGGCGGTGTGGCATCTGGCGTTCGCATGACGGATAACAGCCAGCAGATAGAAGCGATCGACGCCGCGATTGACCAGATTGAGTCCAATTACGGCGATCCTTTGTCACGTACCCCAGACGGGTGGCGTTCTGAACAAGCGGCGGAGAGCGAGTATCTTGCATCAGGGGACGAGCGTTTGGTTGCCGCGCTAAGCAACTTGGGCGGCGCAGCCAACGAAGCACGTCTGGTATCACAGGCATCCGGTGGAGAAATTCCGCTCGACCAAGCTGTGAACAACCGCCTCGGCCGTGGCCCGAGCCTCGCTACACTGTCGCCAGTTGAGCGTGCCCAGCAGCAAGCGGATATGACTACTGCCAATGACACGGTTATGGCCTCTGTTGAGGATACAGTCAATCGTGCTGTCGAGACATTCCAGTCGGGGGTTGATGCCCGCGAACTTGGAGAGCGCGGCATTAGACAGGATGACTTGAATCGTTCAGTTCGTAGCGCGTGGGCGGCCATGTTTAACAGCGAAGGGCACACTGATCTTATCTCTGCGGCCTCCGGCTCACCCCGTGATCGCATTGGGGTACAGGTGTTGCTTGCCGCTGCGGCCAATGACGCCATGTACCAGGGTGGCGACGCAGGGCGTTTCATCAAAGAGACGCTTCGTGGCGCTTCCCCAGCGGTCATCCGCATGGCCTCGGAGTTTACCAACGATGACGCATTTGCAGGTGTACCGGATGGCGAACGTCTAAGAGCTGTCGACCGCGCCGTACAGCTTATGGAGCAGCATAATCTCAATGCGACCCAGGCTAAGACACAGGCGTTGCAGGAAATGCGGAACAGTCGCTAGGCTCGATTATTAGCAGAGCGTATAATGGGTGGCAATAGCCGCCCATTTTCGTTTCTGGAGCCTGTATGTCCGACAACAATGATTTCTACATCACTGATGGCGATACGTTTAACGACCCTGAACACGGGGCGGTGCGCGTTCGTGGTGTAGACACCCCTGAAAACACTCCCAAGTCGGGGATGCACCCAGGCGGTTGGCAGGCGACAGAGGCCACACGGTACGCGCTTCGCAATGGCTATGAACTTGGCCCGCAGGAAGGTACTACCTACGGGCGCGGCGTTCACGATGTGACCTTGCCAGATGGCGAGCGGTTATCAGATACCTTGATTCGCAACGGCCTTGGCTCACCTACTGGTTTTTCTGACCCACAAAACGATGCAGCGTTCGCCGCTGGTGTTGCGGATGATTTATTCAATCGCCCCGCGAGTGACCCCTATTACCGTGAGCTGAGAGACTCTGCTCGCCGCCAGCAGGCGGATCGTCTGGCGATCTACCTTAACGGCGGTATGTCTGATCGTGTCGAAGCGAACAACTACAAATACTTGGGCGAGGAAGAAGGTACTGCTAGCCGTGCCTGGGATCGCGGTGTGGCAGAGCTTCGGGCAACAGGTAACGCGTTCATTGACGTGATTGGCGGCGTCGTTGGCTCGGAGACGCTTCGCGAACGTGGTCGGGCAGGCATGGAAGAAGCCATGCTCGACGCTGCACGCAACCCTGCCAATGTTGCTTCGTGGGAAGAAGTTGACGGTCTAGCCGACGTGGGTATGTTTGGCCTCGAAGCGGTTATCTCCGAAGGCCCATCATTGGTCGTTGACGCGTTAGCGGGTCTAACGTCTGGTGGCAGTGCGGTAGTCGCCCGCCGCTCCATGGCAGGTATCGGCAAGGCACTGCTGCGTAATCTGGGTGGCCCTGACGCGGCTGCCCGCGCCGGTGATATCGCTGATCAAACATTCCGCCGTGCGGCAGCGGGTGGTGCGTTCGGCTCGATGTATGTGCAAGAGTCGGGCGGCACCCACATGGAGCAGTTGGGTGTCGGCGTCGACGATCCTGACCGCGCGCTGATGGTTGGCCTGGGCAAAACAACCCTCGAATACGCCTCGTTGCGCGGTATCCTCGGCGATGTAGTTAAGCGCTTCGACGAAGGCGAGAACGTCGACTCCATTGCGTCTTGGTTTGGTTCCACCCTGGCCACGACAGCAACCGGAGTTGGTCGCGAAGGTGTCACTGAACTCACTCAGGCGCTTATCGGCGAACTCAACAAGGTCGATGTGACCGATGGCGAGTACGAGCTTGACCCCGATCGTCTGATCGAAGGTCTAGTGGCCGGTGGCTTTGTGGGTGGCACCCTTAGCGGTGCCGGTGCGGCGGTTGGCAATACCTATCAACTTGCGCGAAGCGGTGACAGGGTGGCAGGCAACGGGCCGGTGCAGGAGGATACAAAGCCTGAGCCGCTTGAGCGTTTAGCGGCGACGATCGAAAGTCGCCCAGACAGCGTTACGTATATCTCTCCCTCTAACGCCAACGACGGTGCCACTCTTGAGTACCTTCGCGAGCGCTATCCCAATCTGCACGCCAAACAAACCGATAACGGTGGGGTTAAGGTGTCGCTGTCGCCGGATGCTGTAGCCAGTGCATCTACGGCAGTGGACGAAGCGACCCAAGCACAAGAGCTAGGTATCGAGCAGCCCAAAGACGAGGTGATGGCGGCGGCTGCCGAAGGCAAGCCGGTGGTCATGGAGCAACGGCTAGATAGCCGTGGCCAAGTGATCCACGAGCAGCTAAAGATCGACGATCCTAACGCTGAACTACCACCCAACACCCGCCGCGTGCCGGTACAGGATGCGCTGGTTGAGCGCGATCAAGAGTATCGCGAGCAGGTAGAAGCATTCCGTGCTTCCCGTCCTGCGCAGCCCGCCCAGCCCGACGTGGCAGCAGGCGAAGGATACCAGACGGGTGCCCAGCGCCGTGCCGCCGCTCGTTTTGAGTTTGAGCCGGATGGCCCTGTTCCTGATGCTGCGGCATTGGTGGGTCAGGCGGCTGACGCCGGTATTGATACATCGCGGTTTGTGGCGGAGTCTGCGGTAGTCAACGAGAACCTTTTACGCCGCGATCTACAAAGTCGACTCAGCGACATTATGCCAGGGCGCGATGTGACGCTTCGCGATGCGCTGGATGGCCGAAAGCTTTCAGAGCTGGATAGCGGGCAACTGCGCCAGTTGGCAGAGGCGATGGGCGTCAAAGACTTGCCGAAGAAGGCCACGGCATTTGACCCCAAGCGCGGTACGCCTAAGCAGCAGCGACTCACCGCAATTAACGCAGTCGCCAACAAGATCATGGATTGGCGTAACGGCACGCGTTTGGATCGCGGCAAAGACGGCATCAAAAAACCGCTGTTTGTCGACCAGTTCTCGCCTAGTGATATGTCGATGATGGCGGGGTTTATCCCCGGCATTGAGGGGTTAGATCGGACTCAGTTTGATAGCAGCGCTGCCTACCAAGAAGCGGTACGCGACGCACTGCACTCGGCGTTCCCCACACAGCAAGCGCTACGACAACACCTGGCGTCCTTAGACGATGCTTCGTTAATCGAAGCGGTACAAATGACCCGTGCCGATGATTCCGCGCTGGGTTTCCAGACCGAGACGGATGAGCGGGCGTTGGCTGGTCGATTACAGCAGGCGGTGACCGGTGAGCAGCCGACCGCAGCGGTGAATACTGGCGAGCGCCGCAAGTATGACAAGTTTGGGGGCAGGCTGGACTCTCGTTTAGCCAGCAGCTTTGGAGGTAACAATTCACGATTTGTTGATCTTCGATTTACTGACCTCAACGCTGATGCGGCAACGATCAACCGTCGTCGCGCTGCAAGGGCGGACTTGGACAATGAATGGGACGCCGCAATGGAAGGCGAGAACCCTATTGTTGGTGACCCGCCCAACAAAGACGAGCTAATCAGTGCTGCCGCCGCTGCGTCACTGTACGCAGAGCTAACCGGCCAAAACGAAGGCCCAGGCTACCGCTCAATTATCGAGTCGCTTACTCCTTCACTGGCATCGACGCCCGATAAGCGGCAGGCGCTCAAGCCCTCGCTGGTTGATGGTAAGCGGCTACTGGCCCGTATTGTCCAAGGACGCGTCGACCAAGCCAAAGGTTCCAAGGCGAAGGCCGAGGCCCGCACGAAGACTGAGGATGAACTGCGTCAAGCGGCGCTGGATAATCCCCGCGAGTTTGCCCAAGCGATCGTCGAAGGGGCCGCTGCAAACAACTTGCCACTAGCCAACTATCTTTCAACGCCTGACACAAACCGCCGCGCTAAAGTCGAGACTGCCTCGGCATCGGGTGTCTCCAACACGCGGTTGCAGGATCGGGGGGAACAAGAGTCTTCTGACTATGGGTTCTTTGTCGGGCTGATCGACGGCGCTCGGTTTGGTCGAAAAGACACGGGTGAGCTTATTCCGGCTCGCCCGTTGGACGCCAAAAGCGATCTACCGGAGCAGCGGCAACGCCTTGAGTCGCTCAACCGCTCGCTTCGCCACCAGAAAGCGGGCCGCTCCAATTTGCTGTCCATCACCGTGGGTACCCGTTTTGGCGAGCAGGAAACCTACCTGTTTGACGCAGTGGCGTTGTCGAATTACGCCCAATCCGGCTATAGCAAACCGGACTCGCCCGCCCAGGCATACACGAACCTGCTGGATAACATTAGCCGCTTGGCGAATGGCCCGCAGACTGCCGAACACCGCGTTGGTGGGCAGTGGGCAACCTATGTGCAATCGCTGACCGAGTTTCCGTTTATCCCAGAGCATGTGGTGGTTTATGAAGGGTCATCTGGGGCGGTTACGTATGGCGAAGCCCGCCGTGCCTACTATCAGGAGCGTAGTGACAACCAACTACGCGCTGATCTTGCTCGTGAGCTGGATGAAATTAACGAGCGCCAAGCCGACCGCCGCCGCGCACTTCGTTCGCTAATCAACCGTGCCTTGAACGGTTTGTCCCAGCTAGGGGATAAGGCGCGCCTCGCCACGGTGCGGGATATTAACGACGCGCTCTACCAGACGGATAATGATTCGCTTGAGAGCTTCGCGGTCGCTACTGAGACGCTTACCGACGCTGAATTCGGTGACCTCGTAGGTGGGTTGCAGGATAACTTGGCGCTGCAAAAAGAGCGTTTGGCGAAGCTCGATGGGGATATGAACCGGCTCCAACGTGCCGCAGACCTGTCCAGACTAGAGGCGGCTGTCGCGGCGACCGACTACCCCTCGGTGGCACAGGAAGCGGAGCAAGTGGCGGTCAACGAAGCCCGCACGTTGGCGGCGGCTCAGCGCGAGGCTGATGGGCTTCGCGTGGCGATTCCACGCCGCGAGGTACTCATCCAGGAGCTAACTGCCACTCGCCCCAATGTCCAGAGCCAACGCCTCGATACTCGCGGCGTGAGCAACTACGACAGCGTGGCGGGACAGTACGCACTGACCGATCAGCAATCGTCGCAGTTTCCAGGCACCCAGGGCACTCGTTCGCTAACCGCGTTGCTATCCGACTACCGCCGTGAGCGCGAGCGGGCCACTACGCTAGGTAAGGAACTGGATAAGCTAGGCCGCTTGCCGTCTTATACGGATCGCTCCGTCGACCTGATGACCGACCAGATTACCCAAGCGGATGGCATGGATCGCGATTCTGCCCGCCAACTGGCCGAGCAGATGGTGGCCCGTGCCCAGGGGCTTATCGGCAGTGAAGCGGAAGGCCGCGCCATGGACTCCGAAGCGGAAGGCGATGTGTCGGTTGATGGCAATAAGTTCTCTGTGTTGCTGGACGAGAACGGCAACCAAGTGGGCGTTGACGCCGTTACTAACGACGATACGTTCGTCGATGGGCCGTCAGATGAGCGTGACGACGGCTACCAAAACGACGAAGCCAGCCAAGTGGTGTATGAGGCGCTGAGTTTTAAACAGCAGCTTCGTAAGGATTTGGAGCAGCGCACCAAGGCGTTCTTCGAGGCGACCGGACGCACACCGATGGCCACCAGTCACAAGGCCAACTTTACCGTCTACAAAGGTGAGGTGCTTGACCAGGACGCCGTGCCGCGTGCGCCGATGATGGAGTACACCAACCGCTTTGTTTCCGAGGCGCACAAGCTCGCTTACCAAAAGGCCCAAGCGGCGAAGCGCGTGCAGGCGTCAGGTATCCCTTTACCTGAAACACCGCGCCCGGCGATCCTTAACGCAGCGTTTGGTGACAAGGGCGTTCGTGTCGTGGGTGCCCAGGATGGTACGGCGGTTGAGGCGTTTGTGACCCAAGCGACTAAGGACTTCCGCTCTACGGGTCGTCCTGTGTTGGTGATGGTGGGCGAGAGCGCTGACCGGATTGGGCAATTCCTGGGCGATAAGCAGTTGCTCAAGGGCAATCAGCGTAGCAGCGCGGTTCGTAAGCTCCGCGATGCGGATGCGGGCAAAAACGCGCTCTATATGCCGATGGGCGACTTTGTGCTGGTTTCTCTACCAACAATGCCCAAACGTGGTCGGGCGGCTAACCTGCGCTGGTATCACCAACTCGGCCACGAGCTTGGCCACATGGTGTTTGACGACTATGCCCAATCATTGGCCAGCAACCGCGCCCAGCGTGATGCCGTGTATGCGGCGTTTGAGTCATTTACCGGCGTGAAACCTGAGT